GGTAAATACTATCAGTATCAGAAGCAATAACATAGTCAACTTCATCCGTCTTAAGGAGTTTATTTAGATACAAATTCATCTTATTTTCAATCCAACGAATCGCAACTTGTCCTGATGTTGTGATTGCTTCAGCATTTTCAAGTTTGTAATACCTGAACCATTCATTTCCCACACTTCCGTAGGCAGAATTGAGAGAAATCTTTTTTGACATCTGAATATTATTACACCGTGAAATTTCCTTTATAGTTTTTTCACGAAGAGATCTCAATTGAGAATCTGATAATTTAGATAAGTTCACACTTCCACCCCTTTGCTTTTCCTTTTGTCACTATTTTACCATTTTTGCTACTACTGACCCACAATGTTGAGTGTGGTAGTTGTTTTTCTTCGCACCAATCTTCCAACCTGTTAGTAAAATATTCATTACTATCAGGAGAAGTAATCTTAAAATTAGATGATAAACAATCTCTAAGGTATTCTTTATTTTGTTCCCAATTATTTTTAGACCATTCCTTCATAAATTCAGAATGCTCTGGTCGTTTTTTACCTCTATTATATTCCACTGCTTTTTGTAAATTGGCCAAAGCAATTTCTTTATATTTTATTTTTCCTTTACGAACCTCTTTTCCTTTTTGTGAGACAATATTTCTAATCTCCTCAGATTTTCTCATAATATTATTATCTCCCTTACATAAACCATTAGAATTTACATAGTTCCAACCACCTTTTCCACCAATATTCATATTATAGCATTTTTCTTTTTTATAATGCTCCGCAACTATTTTTTCTTCTTTTAGATACATCTCATTTTCTCCATTACAAAATTCAACTACTTCTCTATGAAAATTTTCTTTACCATATTTTACTATTGCTTTTTTTAAAGCAACACCAGAACCCAAATATTCATCATTTATATTTTTAGTGGAATGTGCCCCATAATAATACTTACCATTTTTCATATTTGTTGTTTTGTATATAAAATAATACATCTAAAATACTTGTTTCCTATAGCACTATTTATAATAATTCCCTCCTTTTCATTTCAGATTCAATTTGTTCCAATTGTTTCTTTGCCTCAAGCATTTTCTTTTTGTAAATAACTCTTTCGTTATACATTTTTTCCATTAATTCTGGAAGAAATCCACGAACATCTTTACGATACATTGCTCCATTAGGACATACCGCATAATCTTTATAATCAGAAAAATCAAGTTGCTTATTTAAAATCTTATCTACTGATACTGTAGGGTGCTTTTCATCTAATAAAGTTTCTGGTGAAATATTATAACCCATTATCAAGTGAGGGTATAGACTGTTCAAGTCAAAACTTACAACGTAATCATACATTCCTGGTTTTGGTTCTTTTACATATGCCCCAGCAAACTTTCCATTTTTTACAGAACTATCTTTTTGTGGAATAACAATATTTCTTTTCTTTAAGTAATTGTAAATAATTGCATCCCAAGTTCTTACTTGATAAAATATATCACCATAGTTTACTTTCGCATCATATGCCATCGTAAGAATAAGTTCAATCAGTTTCATCTTGTCTTCTAAACGATCAACAAGTTCTACGTCAACAATATTATATTCAATAAACTTTTGCCAACCGTGGGTATAAAACTCTTTAAAAGTATCAAATTCAGAGTGATCTAATTTTTTCTGACCAAGTTCTACTTCAGCAATATAATCCAGACGATATGACTCTTGTGCCTTATATGTAAACTTCTTATATAAGTCCATATAATCAAGTTGAGTAATTCCACCAACATCAAAGACTGTGTGTTTACGTCCTGTGAGATATATTTCTCCTTCAGTCACCAATCCCCAGTTAGAAAACCGTTTCATCAGTTTTTCACCAAGAACACGATCTAAACGTTTACAAATATAAGGAATATCGTATAGTTGAATATTCCATCCTGTAATCACATCAGGAACATCAATCATCCAATAATGAATAAAAGAATTAAGAAGTTCATATTCACTTGAGCAATAATGATAAATTACATCACTCCGATTATTTACAAATGGTTTAACTCCCCAAGTTATAATTTTTTTAGTATTGTAATCTTGAATACTGATCGCAAGAATTTCTTCAGTACAAGACTCTACATCAGGGAATCCTTCTTCTGATGATACTTCAATATCAAGAGTAACAAGTTTGATTTGACTAATATCAAATTTAATCTCATCCTCTGGGTAGTTTTCTGAAATATATTGATAGACATATCTGTCCTGTCCATATATTTCAAACCCTTCAATATCTTTATACTTATTAAAAAACTCTCTACAATCTCTTACTGTTCCTGGTTGAATTGATTCTACATTTTCACCATTTAAAGTTTTATATTTTGATTGTTTTTTTGTTGGAATAAAAAGAGTTGGAGAAAAATCTCTTTTTGTTTCATATCTTTTACCATCCTCCACTCCACGAATCAAAAATTGATTGCCAATCAATTGAACATTTGTATAAAAATTTGAAGACATTTTACTCAATTATTTTTTCGTATTTTTTTAATATTAAATTAACTGGATCAATAATAGTCAATACCTTATCAGAATGAATCATAAAACTATTCTGTGATGTATAGTCTAACATCCAAGGAGTTAATGTCATATCAGAATTCACTACAAATGGTTCTATTAATCTACAATCAGGTTCTCCCAATTCAGAACCAACTTCTTCAATCTGACTTATCAGAATTTCCTTGTTCAGAAGAACTAGAATCTTTATCATTTTTCTTTCCATAGTTTACAATATCTTCAATGTACATTTGTTTGAGTTTATCTATTGGTTCAACCATAGTAATCAACCAGTCAGAAGGAACAGGTATTTTTTCTTCCTTAGATAATGGCATCCAGGGGAAAAGAGATACCTCAAATCCTGCTTTTTTCATTCCTTGAGTTTCATTTTCTGTTAGAAGATTTGGATTTCGCATTTTAACAACACAAGGTTTATCCAAGTAATATCCAATAACTCTTTGATTTTCTTCTTCACCAACACACATTTCATTTACGTCTGCAATGATATCTTCACCAGACTTAAGAAGCATCAGTTTAATCGTCATAGTTCTCCCATACCTCAGTGAATTATAGCACAAAAAAAGGGGAGGCGCAACTGGATTTTACCAGTTACCTCCCAGCAGCAACGATAGTTTAGCTCATTGTTATTTAGAGATAATCTTTTCTCTTATGTGATTCTGGAACAATTCTACCAAGAGTAATAGACAAAAGTCCATCTTCAAAATTAGTTAATCTAACTTCAGTGTCATCAGAAAGTGTCCATGCTCTCTTAAAACTTCTTTGTGCTAAACCTTTATGTAAATAATTTGTGTCAGTTTCTTTATCTTCTTTTTGCCCTTCAATAAAAAGTTTTCCGTCTTGTGTATAAACAAGTACTTCTTTTTTAGCAAATCCAGCAAGTGCAAGTTCTAACCTTGACTCCACACTACTGATTTGAACCAGATTATATGGAGGGTAATTTGAAGTTGTTTCGTGAAGATTAAATAGACGATCAAAATATTCGTCCATTCCAATACTATTACGAGTAATCCTATCCATCAGGGCAGGAAGGTCAGCAGATGTGTATCTAGAAAGATTAGTCATTTTTGCTCCTTAAAAAGCGAGATTTGATTGTGCGAACCCTTACGGCATTCGCTATACTAATTATAACAGAAAGCATAAAAAAGGGAGTGTGGAACTCCCTACTTTATTATTCGGTTTCTGCTGTCTTTCCTTTCTTACCAATATTATACTTCTGTTCCAAAATCCATTCTTCTTTATCTTTATATGCTAAAACTTTGATTTGATTGAGTGGAGCAATATCAACAACTTCATCTGGATTTACGACAGATAAGAGTCCCCAATCTAAAAGAAGACGAACAATACGATTACGTCTTTGAACATCATTTACAGTCAGATTGGCGTGTTTACCATCCAGAGCAAATAACTCTTTAAAGTGAACAATATAATATCTACCTTGCTTATGTAGAATATGGCAAGATTGATAAAGTTTTTTTTCTTTACGTGATGCTACTCCGATACGTGTCAAAGTCTCACGAACTTTAAGAAAATCATCTGGTTCACTCAATAGAACCTCAATCATCATACTTGGTGTCCACTGTACTTGTGGCTCTACCGTGATAGTCATCGTCTTCCTCCAGTATCAAGTCGCTGTTTAATAAAAATAATCTGATCCTTGGATAAGATTTTTAAAACTTGCAATGCTTTTTCATTACTATATCCATAGTATTTCTTAACACATTCCAAATCTTCAATTTTATCCTTATAAACCCAGGGAGAAAATCTCCTCTGTTTTCTTATAGTATTTAGATAAAATGTATATTGCATATCTTTATCTAAAGAATGATTAAGATTTATTTCGTTTGCATATAATATACAATCAACATAGGCAGATAAACAACGATTGATAATAAAAGGCGGATAGGATTTAATATCCTCTGACAAATCCTTTTTATTATCATTGATTGAGTTTAACCAATCTTTAAGTTCAGTCATCAATTAGACCCTCTTTTTTTAATCTATCATAATTATAACAACCATCAAAACTAAATTGTATTTTTGGATCCTTATTGTAATTAAATAATAAAAGTTCTTTTCGTTGTTTTTGATCTCGCATATATTCACCCACAGAACGCATCGTATAAGTCAAATCAAACTCAGCAGCAGTCCAGTTCTTAAAGCGATCCTTTACAAGTTGATCTGAATTATAACTTACTAACTGATCCATATCGTTATTATCACAATCAACAGCAAACTTATCGTGATCAAATCCTTTGTGCATTGATCCTTTGTTGCCATAGAGATTATCCTTAATGTCATAAGGAGGATCAAGATACATAAAAGAACTTTTATTTCCACCCATCAAGAAATCATAAGAATAGTTAGTTATACGCCATTTTGAAATAAGTTTAGAATACTCAGTAAGTTTCTCAATACCTCTAAGACTAAAATTGGAATTAGATGCTTGTGGCGAAAATGATGAACTTTCGGTAAGACCACTAAAAGAACACTTATTGATAATATAAAAATCACAAGCACGATCAAGATTTGAACGACCTTCTTCGTGTAATTTATCCTTACAATAAAGAAATAGATCCCTTGCCAATTCTGGTTTATTATTTGCTAATTTTATTCCTTCAAGATTTTCTTTCATATCAGCACCAAACATCTGAAGTTGCTGCCAGAAATTTACCAAAGGTTCATAAAGATCATTTACCCAAATAGTTAAGTTCGGATACTTTTTAGTAATATGAATTGCTACAGATCCACCACCAACAAATGGTTCACGAAACTCATCATACTCACGAAGATCTGGAAAGTATGGGTCCATCTTGGCGCAAGCACGAGACTTACCTCCCGGGTATCTAAGGGGTGTTTTCAATGACTTCATTTAAAAGAACACTCGCACATTATTTCAGTTAAACAAGCAAGAAGATTTATTTCTTGGTCTGCTACAAATGCCGATTGGTATTGATATTTCGCAATAATAAGAACAGAAGAAGCAATACTGGGACCATCCAAATGTTCATATAAAGCATCATACACCATACGAAGAACACTACTGGCATCATTATCAAGGTTTGCCACAACCCATTTACGAACTTCCGGAAAGTTCTTTTCTTTGAGATACTTAAGGAGATCATTGAGTTTAACATTAGAAAAAGACGCAAGAATTGCTGAGTCAATTGTACCAGAAACAGAATACCTTTGACATTCATTCAGAACTCTTCTGAAATCGGGAAAGTGCTTATTTATAAGTTGGGCAAGAACCTTATCATCTGCCTCAACTTTCTCTTGATCCAAGATCTTTTTGAGTCTTTCAAAGAACTTTGAGGCAAGTTTTGGTTTGTCTTTGGTCTTGATTCCAAAATCAACGACGGCACATCTGGAGTGAAGGGGTTCGATGATTTTGTTTTTGTAGTTACAGGTGAAGATGAATCGGCAGTTGCCACTAAACTCCTCAATAGATGCCCGTAGGAGGAGTTGAACATCATTGGTTGTATTATCTGCTTCATCAATAATGATGACTTTGTGTTTAGCAGTTGATGAAAGTGAAACGGTCGAAGCGAAGTTCTTCGCATTGTTTCTGATAGTATCGAGGAATCTTCCCTCATCGGATCCGTTGATGACATAAAAATCTACTCCAAGTTGATAACATAATGCTTTAGCAACTGTTGTCTTACCGATTCCAGGAGGTCCAGAAAGCAACAGATTTGAAATCTCTCCTCTATCTACAAAGTCCTGAAATGTTTTTTTAATACCTTCAGGTAAGATACATTCTTCAATTGTTTTTGGGGCATATTTTTCTACCCACAAAAATTCGTTTCTCATAATTTAGACCCATTCAGGTTTTCTATTGGGAAGGCGAAGGTAGTTGTCCTTCACCCAAGGTTTAGATGCGACATACATCTTATAAGCAGTAAAGGTATCAATCGTATCATCATATTTCCATTCTTCGGGCATAGCACGAGCAAATGGAGTCACTTCTTTAATCTTACCTTTTGGAAACAAATAGTATGCTTGTAGTAAGGTATTATAGCAAGAGTGAGTTTTATTATATCGTAAAGTATATTCATCACACAAGTTCATTCCCCACTTGATTAACCAATAGGCATTATCAATAGATCGTGCTGCCCATTGAGTACAAGGGTGATTACGGAATGCTCCCTTCTCTGTTTTGTAGGGGGTGCCATCGGTCTTTGGGAGAGTTCCATAGTTGTGTCCCCACTTCTCTGATGCCACTATAGAGAGCATTTGACAGCACTCTAGAGGCATCTTAACTATGTGTTTATCTGGAAGACAAGTGGCACTCTCAGCAGGAAATGGAGATGTGACGAAGATATTCATTCAAATGTAGAATCGGGTTCCATCGCAATATAATACTTCAAATCTCTGTCGGTACTCGTAAATCGTGATAAAAGTTTTTGTGAGATGACAACATCATAGGATCCAGGAAGAATCTTGATATTCTCCACTTTAAAGTTAAACGTAAAGATGCTATCAGTTTCTCCAACCACGATAGAAAAATCATTTGAGGTATCATTCTTTTTATCTCTTACTACCAGTTTCACAACACCTGCCTCACCAACAGCAGATAAATCTGGGAGTTGATAAATCGCAGCAGCCTTGAGCAACTTATCCAACTGCTGAGTATTCAATACAAAGCACACATCCTCACTTGGAAGAACAATCTCTTTATCTGGTGGTATTACAATCACACTTGGGTCAGCAAAGAAATACTTTGACCTTGATTTACCCTCACGTATCATTACATACTTATCATTCACAAAATCAAGTTCAGGTGTTTGGTGAAGATTAAGTCCATTCAAAAATTGATTTAGATCATAGATTCCAAAGTCTTTTGGAAAGGTTTCAGTAATCGTTGCCTCAGCAAGTATGTTCTTCATCACTGAAATAGTGCGAAGTTTATCACCTTCCTTGAAGAGAATAGATTGATTGATGCCAGAAAAGTTTTTTAGCAAAGACAGAGTTTTGTCAGAAAGTTTCATAATTTGATTTCGCAGTTTCATTATTATTTGAATTCAGAAAGTCCATTATCCTTGCGAGTATAATGACCATCAAAGTGAAGTAGTAGCATAGCATAGTGAATTACCTTAAGCAAATCACTTTTATTTCGTCCGTTTTTTGCTCCATAACGAGATCCATATTTAAGAATATTTGCCTGACAGAAATCTTGTGCCAGATCCTTTGCTGCCATTAAATCAATTGTTTGAATATCTTTATACTCTTGATTTTGTCCGCAGTAGTGACTACCATAAGTGCTTGTCACATACTCTGAGACATCCTTAAGAATCTGATCTTCATTATATTTCCAAAGATGGTTTTTTGATATTGGTGGATTTAGAACAACATTATCAGAAGAAGAAAAAGGAACGAATGGATTTCCAGTCAAACTAAACCCATCATCTTCCCAGTAATTGTTGCCAAAAGAAATATGATCTTCTCCCATTCCACCAAGAAGGTGACTTCCAGCAATAGAAGCAGCACCAAATGTTACCACAGGAGGGTTTTCTGGAATAAAACTTTCATAATTTGATTCAAAATTTTCAGTCATAATTTTTCACACAAAGGAACAAAGAAGAGGAGTATTTACCTTCTCTTATCATATCAGTTCGATTCAGATTCGTCAACAGGAAGTTTGAAATCAATATCAATCTTATCATAGAGTTCAAGGAATGCTTGTTTGGTCTCATCATCAAAACGATTTACACAAACTTGAATTGCCTTACCTTTATCTTGAAAGATACTATAAGCACGAAGAATATGAACTAAACGACGAGTGGAAATGATTTCTTCAATACCACCATCATAGAAGGTCTTAC